CCATTCTAAATCTTTCAACATCTACTTTATGCTGATGATATGCCCACTGCTCTATCATAGATCTATAGTCTTTCTTAAAGAAAGATTCTATCTCTGGTAATGTTTTAAGATTTTCTGGTGATACTTGCTCTTGTACTTCAGGTGCTTGAGGATCTATTCCCTGCTCTATTAATGCAGTAACAATTTTTAACTGTGCATCTGCTAAAAGAGTTTCTTCTACCATCTGTCTTTTTTCTTCTAGCATCTCATTATATGAGAACTCATCTACCGCTCTATATGTCAGTTTAGTTGATCTTTTAGCAAACTCTGCTACTAACACATTAATTACGTTTGGAATAATTGGATAGAACTTTAACTCAAGAGCTGTTGCTTCTTCTCTAGTTAATATTTCTACTATATCTCTATATTCATTATTCTCCTCAATTATATAATCTGTTCTATCTATAATTCCCTTTGCAAGTTTATAGTTCTTCATTAGTCTTCTTGCATTTCTTCTGATTTGCTTAAGACCATTCCATTCTAACCAGTCTAAGTTCCAAGCTGCCCATTCTTCATCTTTATCTTTCTTAGATAAAAACTGTAGAGGCTGGGTAATACTACCCATCCTGTTCTGTTCTGTTTTAGCTCCCTTTTTTAACTGTAATGCGTTATATACCTGCATAGTTGTTATTTAATATTTTTAAATGGTGATTTTTTAAATACATTACCATTTTTCAATCTTCCATTAGAACCCATATGCCTAAATGGACTACTATTTAATTTAAACAAATTTTCTGACTTTTGCAAGTTTTTAGCAGCATCATCCATTATAGTTCTTCTTGCATATCCTCTATTAGATTGTTGCACTCTCATAAATGCAACCAATGCTGTAAATGCTACAAGTCTATCCACGTTAAGACCGTCTGTATATTCTTGCATTTCTTTAAGTAACATTGGATCCGGAATTCTTTCTATACCATATTTAGTTTTAACAATTGTACCATCTGGTTTTGTAACTGTATCTAATTCCTCTTTACAGTATTCAATTGCATAACTTAATAAGTGACCTTTAAATAAATTACCAGTATTTCTCCAACCATACTCCTGGTACACGTTAGTATTAGCACCTAGATCTTTTAAAAACATGATCTGACTCTTTGGTACAAGATACCTTTGTTTCTTTTTAGATATCATGTATTGTATAAATAAAGAGATGTTACTTTCTATTAGTGCCCAGGCGTTATACCATTCTATTATTAGCTCTAGCTTCTGATGTGTTTTATTTATATCATCATATCTACCACACCATGATGCAACAATTTTATCTTGTTCTATATATGTTTCTGTTTCTACACCAGTATGTCTAGTTACTTGTATAGGAGCTTTCATTACAAATATAGAGCACAATGAGTCTGAAGTAGTTGTCTTACCTTCTGATACAGGGTCAATAGAAGCATAATACTGTCCAAACTCTGGATCCTTAACTGGTCTTTCCCATACAACAAGAGTACCTGTTTTATCTTCTAATTTTTTAGATACAGGAAACTGCATGATGGGTAGCTTATTAGTTTCCTTAACTTTTGGCTTTCCATTCTCATCATAGAATATATCTAAGAATTCATATGCATATTCTTTTTCATCTATTCTTCTCTGCTGTGCTGCTACCAGATGTGTTGGGAATACAGAGACTGATCTATGTGCAAATGCTTCTTCAATGTTCCTAGGATGCTGAGATATTCTCAACTGGTAATCTTCTGGAGAAAGATCTTTCTTCCACTGCTCAAACTGATTTTCAAGTGCTGCTAATGCATCTTCTACAAGTGAATTACCATATTGATCTATATGTGGTGGCATAGACCATTGCTCAGGAATAAACAAACCTGAGAGACCTTCTGTTCCTTTGCTATCTATCAAGTTTGTTTCTACTGCATAGATATCTTTAGATGTAGGATTTAGAATCATATCCTTAAGAGGATTACACTGAGATAAATCTCCCACTGATCCTGCAGCTATAAACATACCTGTAGTAATTAAACCAGATCTCATTGCTGGTCTCATATACTCATATGTTTGATCCATCTTTGGTGCAATACCAGCCTCCTCATGAAAGAAGAATTTTACAGGACCCCCTACACCATTTGTTGGATCTTTCTCAAATGACATGCCCTGCATTGTACCTTTAAGACCAACCTCATTCTTTCTATCTCCTTTTCTTACTTCAATCTTTTGTTGCCACATCATTACCTTGTGTGGTGTCATTGGTCTATACCAAGCAGTATGCTCATTTAAGAAAGCAGCATATTCATCTAAGAACTTCCATGAGCCCTTTTCATTTATATAATCTTTAAGACTTGCTCCTATCTTTAAAGTAACCCCAGATTCAAACCAAATCTGATTTAATAGTTTGGCCATGTGAAAATAAGAAGATGCTATCTGTCTTTTCTTTAGAATAGCTACATGCTTATAGTTGAGCTCTGCCAATAGTTCATAGAGGGCCATGTGATACTGGGCATCACGTATTTTTGCAAAGTCAAAAATTTGTTGTTCTTTATCAAATATTGGTAAGAAGTTAAGCCACATGTAATAATCTCTTGTAACATACCAGGTATTTTTTCCTGATTTGTAGATAACTCCTCTTCTGCATTTAAGCTTTTGGTCATCCCAGTAATTGATAAAATCTTTGGATTTAAATGGAGATTCGCAGTAATATCCATCTGCTCTGAACTTTCTTGATTCAGAATTAAATAATAAGCTAGTTTCATTAAAATTATATTTACCGGGTTCTTTAAAAATATCTCTTACAAACTTGGCAAACTCTTCTCTTGAGGAAAAGTCTGTAATAGTCCAGTTGCCATTATCATAAGTTGGTATGTTTTCAAATATCTCCATTATTGATCATATGCCATTCCAATACCACCTCTTACTCTACTAGATTGTTCTTCCTGTAGATCTTTATAGGCACCTTTAAATGATGCTCTAATCTGTTCAAAGTTTTTTGCTGCAGCTACCAGAGAGTTAATATTACCATCTCTACCGTGTGAGATAGGTGTAGTCTCCATATATTTAGCTAATCTATCTAACATAGATGCAATACCTTTATATGCTCTAGATGTAGGTGTTTCATACATTCTTTGGCAGAACTGTAAGGCTATAAAGATATCTTGATCTTCTGTAGAAAACTCAGCATCTATCTGTTCAAGTATGAGAGATTCTTTATCTACTTCTGGTGTATAAAAGAATGGATTTAAGTCTGGATTAGGGCAAGTCATATAAAACAAGTATTGATATATCTTGATATAATCATCAGGATAGTTATCCATTACCATCTTAAGTGCCTTTAGTGTATAGCAATGTTCTGTTGGAATTACTTTACCATTTTGTATGTCAAATAGTTTTACAATCATTTCTTTTTAATTTTATCTTTATTATCATGCAAATAATGCATAATAGCTGTTACTTCATCTTTTAAATATGGTATTTCCATTTGAACTACATCTTTAACAATTGGATCACCATTATCATCATATTTTGTAAGTGGATATCCATATCTATCTTCTCCTTCTGTTTCAAATAATATATGATGAATAAACATTCTTCCGGGTTGCAATTTAGGATTGTGTTTAAGTATCATATACATATAGATACTTAACTGTAAACAATAATGATTAAAGTTGCAATCATCTAAATTAGATAAAGGTGGGAGTAACTTTTCAGAAACTCCCTCCCAATCTTTGTAAGATTCAGTCTTGATCTCTTTGTTGGTTTTATAGTCAATAATGTTTACGCATCCATTTACTACTTCTACAAGATCAGACTGTCCACAGATTCCAACTGATTTAAGATAAACCATATGTTCTGGATACACGCCTGGTTCTAATTTTTGAGATGGTGCTAATTTAATTCCATTTGTTAAATCATTTGGTTTAAATACTGGAACAGTTATTCCTTCTCTTTCTATTGATGCTAAAGAACATAAGTCAGCTTCTCTTTGGTTATGATAAAATGTACCAAGAGTTACTGCTCTTTCTGATTCAGCATTCCAAATGGATATAATATCTTTTGGGTTTATATTAAACCATTTAGATCTTTTATTTTTAGAAACTTTTTTTGCAATCTTTTCTGCATCAAAAGGTTTCTTAAAATGAGATACTAGTGTGGTAACACTGATCCAATTTATTTCTGAACCATCATTGCTTTTATAGCTATGATCTTTTGCATTAAATACTATACTCATAACTTATCCAATTGTTCTTCTTGTTCTTCTGTAATAATTGCTTGCCACTTACCAAGTGGGCATTCTGATGATAAAGATCTGGTCTTAAATGATAGTGAACATCCACATTCATTACAGCAAGGTGCTGTTCCTTTTACTGCACACTTTCTACCTTTATGTTCACATTCATCACAAATATCATATCTGAGTCTAGATATTTCTTCTACTGTCTCATCTCTAATGACAGAGTTTTTAATACCTTCAAATATCTGTGATCTATTTTGCCAGATTAGATTAAGTACATTTTTCATTTATTCTTGTTTTTAAAAAAAGCTTCTCTTTTTTCTGTTTGATCTTGAATCTTAAGATTTAATTTCAGTAGTAGTTCTAATTTATTTTCTAGTGCTTTCTTATTGTGATAAGCTTTAAATGTAGATGTGTCATGTTCTTTTAATATTCTTGATATCTTTTCTATTGATCCATATACCATCTTTGGTTTTGAAACAAAATGACCAAGACCTTCTATGTTTATTCTAGGATATTCTAAATTAGATAATAAGCTTCTGACATCTTTGTAATAAAACTCTACTAAGTCTTCTACTAAATCCTTATCAATATTTAATTCTTCTGCAACTTCTTGATATATTCTTTTAGGCTTTCTGGGATTCATCTCCTAAAAATTTATAGTCTAATAAAATAGTACCTGTTGTCTGAATTTTTAAACTTGGATTTATCCGAATTAATTTTTTGTTTTCTTCAACTTTAACAACTAAGTTAGTTTTCTCAGCTTTATTTATACAGTTTCTCACAGTCTGTGGAGACTTAAAAATAGGCTCTTCTTCTGAAGATGCATCATAACAAAAATGTGTTAATTCTATTGGCTCATTAAAACTTAGTAAGGTCAAGCAGTTAAGGTCAGAGTCACTTAAGTTGATTCTATTAATATAGCAGTGGGTAAGTATTTGAAACTTAACCACATCCCACTTAGGCATTCTTACACGCTTCTGTACTTGATTTACTATAGCCATGACTAGCCTCTTTTAAGCTTTCTCTTTCCTTGATCTGCTGTATTAGACTCTTTATCAATATCAAAATCTGAACCTGTTTCTTCATCTGTTTCTTCTTGTTGAGGAGCCATCATTATAGCATACTGATATTGGATACTAGATCTTTTAAATCTTGCTTCATCAATTTTTAAAAGCATTTCTTCATAATCTAATTGTGCTCTTAAATAAGGCATAGAAGTTTGATAAAACTCTAGCATTTTTTCTTTTTGCTCTTCTAACTGTTCAGGAGTTAGTTGCATTTCTGGTTGTTGGTTAATTGTTTCCATAAGACATTAATTTAATTGGTTTAGACAAATATATATATTTTTTTAATTTAAATTATAGAAGTTTAAATAAAAAAATCCAGGCACATAACACACCTGGATTTCTATATATCTAGAGAAGTAGATAACTATCTATTCTTAATTGTAAAATTTAAAACTGTTAAAAGATAAAAGTTTCTAGGAATATCAATTTCTAATGAAAAGAAATCAATGCCAAAAAACCTTAATCTAAGCATTAGTGTTTGCCAATACCTAAATGTGTTTTTCCAATTGTTTCTATACTTCATTACAATTATTTCTTTTTGAATCTTTTGGCAATTATATTTCCAATATACTTTCCTACTTTTCTAAGGAAGTTATTCTCAGATTCTACATTAACTTGAGTGCCTTCTGCAGTTTTCTTTACTTCTACATCTAGCTTTCTACCATCCAGCTTGAAGTGTTTTTCTTCAGGTGTTTTGTGTACTTCAACATCTACTTTGTCTGTGTCAACAGTAACATCTACTTTTTCACCTTCCTTTTTAACTTTAGCTTTGACTTTTTTAGTTTTTACTTCTACTTCAAAGTCTTCTATTTTCTTTTTATTTTCCATCTTCTATTGTTAATTGTGAGGTTGTTGCAACTGTTGCGCTAACTGCAGCTAGATAACTAGCAGCTGTTACTACACCAATTGGCAGAGTAATTGGAGCAGCTATAATTGCTCCTGCAACTGCTCCTGTAATAATGGCCCACCTTTGTACTCTTTTCCAGAACTTAGGTGTTTTACCATTCCATCTTTCTTTAATTGTTTTCTCCTTCATTATTAGTTGGTTTTATTGGTTCATCTTTTATATGCTTAGCTAGATGTTTTAGTATAGGTAAGTATTCTGTCCAGCCCAATCTTTTAAAATTTTCAAGATTTGACCAGATCAAATTAATAATTACATAGTTATAAAATGCATAGTGTAGCCATTCATATATATTAAATGTAACCCCAAATATAGGCTTTATTTCTATATGTGTTGCCATTGCATTTGATATACCTATCATTAACATGTATACAAACAACTTAAACCAGCCTTTTCCAAATAATTCTGAGTCAAACTTTTTACCTTCTAATCTAGATGCTTTAAGTCCTGTATAAAACTCTAATACAAAAAGTATTAGTATACCTATACCTACTGGAAGAACAATACCAAAAACAGAATTAAAATAATAAGCAATACTTGCAAAGATTGCACTAACACCTGTGCACGTTCCAGCCAAATGCGGATGAAAAGCACTTGTTACAAAATGATCCATGTCTCTATAGCCCGCTGATATTACTAATTTTGTTAATGCTGTTTTCATCTTAAAACACGATCTATCTATTATGTGT